TATTCGGGCACACCATTTGGGTACCATACAAGAATACAGAAATCAAGGTTTATTGAATATTGTAGTAAAGGCTGAATGGAAAACGGCTGGGGATGATCGCGTATGTCCAAAGTGTGCCAGTTTGGAAGGGAAGGTTTTCACGTTGGATGAGATAGAACCAATGATACCACAGCATCCACAATGCCGTTGTATTGCACTTCCATATATTGAGGAACTTGAAAAATATAACGTAAAGTAGGAGGATAAAAAGATGCCAAGAGGTGTTTATATACATAAAAAAGGAAGGAAAATAACTTGGGGTGATAAAATATCTGAAGCTTTAAAAGGTCATACATTTTCGAAAGAACATAAATTACAATTAAGTGAATGTCACAAAGGGTATGTTATGCCTGAGGCACAAAAGGAAAAGATACGAAAATCTTGTTTAGGAAAGAATAAAGGTAAAAAAATATCTGAGGAACATAAGAATGTGCTTCGTAATATAAATAAAGGAAGGCAGCTATCTGAAGAAACAAAAAGAAAGATTGGTAATAAATCAAGAGGTAGACATCATACAAAAGAAGCCAAAGAAAAAATTAGGAGATTTACAACAGGTAGAAAAAGACCAGAATTGACAGGGGACAAGAATCCAATGCACACCCATCCCAATTCATATAAATCTAAATTTGGAAAATGTGGATATAGACAAGATATTGGAATTTTTGTAAGATCAAGGTGGGAAGCAAATGTATATAGAATATATAAGTATTTGGGATATAAAATTGAGTATGAACCAAAATCATTCAAACTTTCTGATGGTAGAACGTACCGTCCAGATTTTTATATCAAGGAATTAAATTTGTGGATAGAAGTAAAAGGATGTTGGTTAAAAGATGCAAAAAGTAGATTTGATTTATTTCAATTGGATTATCCTGAAATAAATATTCAGGTGATTGATCCTCTTAAATATAAAGAATTATTACAAACATACTCAAGTAAAATAAATATGGAAGGGTAATGCTATGTGGGACATAAATGATGTGGATAAGCACAAGAAAGGTTTGTCCGACAAGAAAAAGAAGCAATGGGTTCGCATTGCAAATGCTGTTCTTGCTAAATGTATGAAGGATGGTGGGACTGATGAGGAATGTGCTCCAAAGGCTATTAAACAGGCCAATGGTGTAGTAAATACAAATAGCGGTGAATACGCTATTTATAAGAATAAACCAGATTCTGATTATGAGGTGACTCTTACTGTCCATCAGGAAAAGCCTTATTATATTGTTCCTGTGGTTATGATGGTAGAGGGAGTTCATAGTGGGAGTCATGGTCCACTACTTCATAAGATAGATGAGCTTGGTAAGATTCCTGCAGCGTGGAATGGTATTCCTGTTGTGATAGATCACCCGGAGGATAAAGATGGTACACCTATTTCTGCTAATGCCCCTGATGTGATTGATAATCGTTCAGTAGGTAAAGTTTACAATACTACTGTAGATGGTTTAAAGTTAAAGGCTGAAGCATGGCTGGATGAGGATAAATTGAATGAAATAGCCCCGGAGATTCTACAGGATATCCTTAATAACAAACTGATTGAAGTCAGTGTTGGGGTATTTAGTGAAGAGCAAGATGAAGAAGGGACTTGGAATGGGGAAGAGTATAAAGCAGTTGCTTATAATTATCGCCCGGATCATCTTGCTATTCTTACTGAATTTGTAGGAGCTTGCTCTTGCAAAGATGGTTGTGGGATACGAACAAACAAAGATAGTATGGAAGCCGAATTGACACTTTCCGGTAAGGATTTGGCTCTTGCCTTAAACAGAAAAGGGCTATCATTTGTAGAAATCTGTAGTAATGCAGACGCAAGTTTTCGTGAAAGAATGGATGCCGCTTATACGGTTTTACGGAGTTTTGAGACGAGAGATACGTACTGTTACTTGGAAGAAATGTATGATTCATACTTGGTATATGTAAAGAGTTCCAGTGATGGAGCCAAAATGTATAAACAGGATTACTCCTATGAGAGTGGGAAAATCGAATTGGTAGGGAATCCTGTTGAAGTCCATCGTAAGGTGGAATATGTGACTAATAATTTAAGTACTAACAAAAAGGAGGTAAACATGAGCAAAGAATGCGCTCCTTGCATCAAAGCAAAAGTGGATGATCTGATTGCCAACAGTCAGGGCCGCTGGACCGAAGATGACAGGGAATTTCTTCAGACTTGCTCCGAAGCCCAGCTGGACAAAATGAAACCCACTGAGGTTGTGAAGGAAGTTGAGAAGAAAATTGAAGTGAACAAGCTTACTCCGCAGCAGGAAGCAGACCTCGCCTTTGTTGCGAATATGCGTGCGGAGAAGAAGCGGACGATGATCTCAGAGATTCAGGCCAATACCGAACAGGGTACATGGACTGATGACGTACTTGGAAAGATGGATGATGATGTCCTTTCGAGGATTCATAAATCCGTAGGTAAGAAGGAAGCCCCGGTGGATTATTCCCTCGGTGGTGCCGCTCCGGTTATTAACGCAGGTTCTCCAGATGAAATTCTGACTCCTGCTGGAATTGATATTGAATAAGGGAGGGAATGATCATGACTGCAAAGAATACAGTTATTTTGAAGAACTACTCCAATATTTTTGAGGAGTATGTCGCTGGTGCAGCGACCATTTATCCCGGTTGCCTCGTAGAACTTGGAAGTGATGGTAAGATTCTGGTTCACAACGGAGCAGGTCATCCCGCTCTTCCGATGTTCGCTATTGAAGATGCTCTTCAGGGTAAGGGCATTGATGATGCCTACGCTACCGGAGATGTGGTCCGTTGTTGGATACCAAATCGTGGGGATGTTGTTTACGGGATTCTTGCTGATGGCCAAACAATCGCCAAGGGTGATTTTGTTGAGTCCAACGGAGCAGGTTATCTCCAGAAAGTCGGACAGGCATCTGCTTCCACTGGTCCTATCGGGATTTCTCTCGATACGGAAAGTGCTGCTGCAGGATCAGAAGACAGTGATATCAACTTCCTCTCTGTTAACAGGAGGATTGCTGTACGTATACTTTAAATAATAGGAGGAAAAGACAATGAATGATATCAATGTTGATCTGATTTTCAACGGACAGGCTCAGGGAGCAGTTGCTCGCATGCTTGCAAACAACGGCAAACTGGATGTTGGCCGTATGCGTCCGTTCGTGGACCAGTATGGAAGGTCTTGCGTAACCGTGTATATGGGAGGTAATCCCAAGAAGAAAGAGAGTTGGAGAACCTTGGTTACTAACGCAGGTGCCACACTCCGCAGGGAGGAATGGAAAGCACTTGATGAAGCTATCATGGAACCGGCTCGTTCGAGACTTGGCGGGATTAATGACCTGACTTCAAAGAACCTTGTGTACAATCTCGGCAATGCTATGGGTACCACAGTACTCGAATGGCATGACGTGAATGAGGCACTTGAGGCTGAAATGACAATGGATGGTATCACGAGAGCCAAAAACGACCGTGTGACCTTCCAGCACAATTATCTGCCTCTGCCGATTATTCATGCAGATTACGAGATCAATACGAGAGAACTTGCTGCCAGCCGTAACTTGGGGAATCCCCTTGATACCACAATGGCTGAACGTGCTGCTCGTAAAGTTCTGGAAAAGCTTGAAGCTCTCCTCTTTACGGACAATACGTACTCATTCGGAGAAAAGGATTCACGCCTACGTAACTCTATTTACAGTTACGTGAATTTCCCGGACCGTGTTCCTGTCAAACTGAGTATTCCTTGGAATAACTCTGCTTGCACAGGAAAAATGATTGTTCAGGATGTTCTCGAAATGAAACAGGCCAGTATTGCTAATAAGCATTATGGCCCGTGGACACTGTATATCCCCACCACTTACGAAACCGTACTTGATGAGGATTATGTGGGTTCAAATCCTGACACTGCTCCGACCGTCACCATTCGTAAGAGGATTCTTGACATTGATGGAGTGAATGAAATCAAGGTTTCTGACACTCTTGCAGATGACAACGTCCTTATGATTCAGATGACTCGTGACGTTATACGCCTTGTGCGTGGTATGGGACTGCAGAACGTTCAGTGGAGTGAAGAAGGTGGTATGGTTACCAAGTACAAGGTAATGACCATTCAGGTTCCTCAGATTCGTTCTGATGCGTATGGTAAGACAGGTATAATCCATCTTGCATAGTTAAACAAAGACTAATCAAGTCTTTATAATTAAAAATGAAAGAAAATGGAACGTACAAAAAAGACTGGAGAAGAGATTCCAAAGAAGGATGAAAATCCTGTGGATACTCCGGCAGATGAGATTCAGCCTACTGAAGGTGAAAAAGTTCCGGAAGAGGAAAAAGTGAAGGAAGAAATTCCTGAATATGTTGACCCCGATCCAATTATTCTTTGGAAAAAACTTGGAGGGGGTTCTTTGCATCTGTCAAAGCGTTTGATTCCGCCCGGAGCTACTTTTAAAGCTCGACAGAGTGAGATACCAAAGGCTTTCAGGGATTTGGTACAGCCTTTAGAGAAACTTCCGACTGTTCCTGAAACTCCGGAAGTGAAACCTGTAAAATCAGTTTATCAGGTAGTTCCAAGAGGAAAGAGCAAGAGCCTGTTTGACGTCATCGGACCTAATGGGAAAAAGATGAATGAACAGCCTCTTTCGAAAGCCGTTGCAGAACGTCTAATCATTGATTTGGCGTGATATGATGTGGCGAGTTCCTCATATATGGGACGGTGGCGATGCATGGATTATTGGGGGAGGACCGTCTGTTCCCCGTCAGTTTGATGTTCCAGAAGAGATCATCCGTAAGGTGACTGCTGGGACTCTCCCACCATCCGCCTACTCTCCGTATATGAGACTAATCCATAATGAACATGTAATAGCCGTAAATATGGCTTATAAATTAGGGGATTGGATAGATGTAGTGATCTTTGGTGATAGTGGATTCTATGCCAAAGAACGGGCAAATTTGGCACAGTTCCCCGGTTTGAAGGTATCATGTAACCCGACAAGTAAGCAGGAACGTTGGATTAAAACATTAGGAAGGGATGGGGCAAAGGCAAAGGGAATCAGTACGAATCCAATGATGTTAAGTTGGAATGGTAATACTGGAGCTGCCGCTATTAACTTGGCTATTCATTTCGGGGCAAAACGTATAATGTTACTTGGTTTTGATATGGACATTGATCCAAACAACAAGATGCAACATTGGCATAATCTTTATGCTAAAGGTCCTGTATCAGATGATCGTAGAAGGCGCAAATTACCATTTTCAAGACACTTGTTAGGATTCCCGGTGATTGCCGAAGATGTTAAAAAATTGGGAGTTCAAATTATAAATGTATCAAAGGATAGTACAATTACTTGCTTTCCAAAGAAGACAATAAAACAAGTATTTGATGAACGTCGTTAGGGTAATGGGTGGTTTAGGCAACCAATTGTTCCAATATGCTTTTGGAAGAGTGGTTGAAGAATGCAGTGGGAATCCTACTGGATATGACATTCATTGGTATGATGCTATTCGTATTCCGCCTCGCCCATACGTACTTGATAAGTTTAAAATGCGGGTTCCTGTTGCTTCTTATTTAAGGACTCAGAAAGTTACTGAAAAGATGGGGGAGCCTATACCTTCTTTGTATACGAATGATAAATTCTTTAACGGATATTGGCAGAATCCTGATTTGTATTCTTTCAAATTATTGGAAGAGTTTCGTAGTAAGTTTCATGTAAATCCTGAATATTACACCCCTGAGTTTCTTGTATGGCGAGCACAGATACAGAGTTGTACTTCGGTTGCTCTTCATGTCCGTAGGGGGGATTATCTTATACACCCGAATCATTTAGTA